TCATCAGACGCAAGACTTCAAAGACCCGAATACCTAGGTGGAGGTAAAACCCCTGTAACAATTTCAGAAGTACTAAATACCACAGGAACAACAACAGCCCCACAGGGCGAAATGGCCGGGCACGGAGTTGCCGCTGGTGGTATTGGTGGTTTTAATAGAACCTTTGAGGAACACGGTTATCTAATGGGAATCATTAGCGTCGTACCAAAAACTGCATACCAACAAGGAATATCAAGACTATTCACTAGAACAGATAAATTCCATTATGCATGGCCTGAATTCGCTCAAATAGGAGAGCAAGAAATATTTAACAAAGAACTCTATGCCGATTATGATGCTGCGGACACATCAAATAACGAAACATTCGGATACCAAGCGAGATATGCCGAATACAAATACGCACCATCAACAGTTCATGGAGAATTTAGAACGTTCTTAAAATATTGGCATATGGGACGTATATTTGACTCAAAACCAGTATTAAACGATGCATTCGTCACATCAGACCCCACAGACAGAATCTTCGCCGTACAGGAAGAAGGTACACAGCAACTATACTGTCAAATTCTTAATAAGTTTAGTGCTATTCGCCCATTGCCGTACGCAAACGTACCTACACTTTAAAATTGAAGGAGAATATAAAAAAGAACATATGAAAAAGCGTAAAATCATACATCATGGTAACTTCGACCCATATATGGAAGGTTACTATGAGCCAGTCATTGGTGAGAGTGAAACAATTGTTGGTGAAGCATATACCATACAAGAGCTCTATCAACGAGCTCAACAACATTTACCAATAAAAGAGCGCTTCGGACAATATGACGAAGACCCTCAACACGATGACCCGGACATGAACCAGCTTAAAGACGCTGACATGGTCGATAAACACGCCGTGCTTAATCAAACTATACACGATGACATAGAAAGAGCACGGAACAAAAAGAAGTCCGTAGAGGACGCTCAAAAGGATCAGGAAGACCCGGAAAATAGTTCGTCTTCGGGGGAAGACGCTGAGGAGTCAACTCCTAATAGTCCAAATTAGCTATAGGAGTCTGTGCAGTAGGCTCTACTTGATGCCTACTGCACAGGCGACACCTTTTCAGGACAAAAACTACTATTAGCAATCTTTAAATAATACAATTCATGCCATCATTTTTAGAAAAAGCAGCTTCTCCAATAGCAGGTGGTTTAGGATTAATTCAATCCTTCATAACCAACCGATTTCAAAAGAAGCGAGACGAACGGCAATTTCAGCACTCGAAAGAAATGTCCGAACTTGCCTACAATAGAGATTTAGAACAATGGGAAAGAGCAAATGAGTACAATGCTCCAACTCAACAAATGGCAAGGCTACGCGAAGCCGGGCTGAGCCCACAACTAGTCTATGGCTCAAAAGGAGCCGGTAATGCTGGACAAGCTGCAACGCTCCCAAAATATCAGGCTGCAAGACCCGAATATAAATATGGATCACCAGTAAACTTCATGCAAGCCCTTGGAGCGTATCAATCCATCCAAAAACATAATGTAGAAATGGACATAGCCCGGAGCGTAGCCAAAAAAGAAGCAAACGAAGCCCTACATTCCGGACGATATTTCGGCAATAGAGGATGGTTACAATCAGAAAAAAGAAGTCAAGCCGAAATGTATTCAAGCTATATGTCCGGAGAAACTAACCTAGCCGAGCGCGTTGCAAATGGCGAGGCCTCCCAATGGGAGATAGAACAATTCCGTAAACTTCAAAACATGGAAAAAAGAAATACACTGCTAGACAAACAAATAGAATTTTGGCTAGCTAACAATCTAGGTGGCGCCTTAATAAATGCCCTTGGCAAATTTATACCCCTTGTTCGTGGAAAAAAAGCCTTAAGAGGCGTTAAACTCCGCTAATCGTGGTACTACACGTTGCGGAGCCTTATGTCAAGCGAAGCGCGACAGCCAAAACATATTACCATTACGGGAAAACATGGTATACCCGCGCCTACAGGCGCCTAACAAATGTGTGAGGTAGATTTACCGACCCGCTCGCCTACAGGCGAAGGGCACACACCTATTACGAGCAGAATCATAATTCTATGCTCATCAACTTACTAACTTAACCAAACAAAAACAGGGAGCATGACCAGCCACAAGCATAAAGCCTAACTAACGGGCAAAAAGAGTATCGTAAGCCTGCGAAAGAAACGATTTTGTCAGTAGGCGAGGCAACGATGCTGAGAGGCTGGTCGGGCGAAGGGTGGAGCCAGCGACACCCGAAGCCCCCCCATTAAAAAAATTTTTTATATCTTCATATCATGAAACAAAGAAAATTTCCAATAACAGAAACAAACGAACAAGCAGAAAGACGTTTTTACGGCTTTCATCAAATCATTACAAAAGAGCCGAAAAACGGCGCTAATTATTCACTTAAAAACAAAAACACATGAGACGCTTCAAAAGCAAAAGAAGAGGTTACAAAACAAGAAAAAGATCATCACGAGGAAGGAAACGACGTTTTCCAAGATCATCACGTGTAAAAGTATCACGAGGCGGAATCCGACTATAATGTGTACTTCCCCCATAACAATAGACGGACAGGAACTAAGATGTCGACAATGTAAAGAATGTCGAATCCAACGTTCATCAGAATGGGCCTTCCGGGCCACGCAGGAATATAAATACGCCACTTCCGGTGTATTTCTCACACTAACATACGACGAACAAAATGTACCATGGATTGATTCAAAAGAGGGACCAATCCAAACGCTTGACAAAAGCGATTTACAAAAGTTCATAAAAAGAGTTAGGAAACGAGACTATCGTCACAAAAAGAATCAGTTCCACTATAAAATTAGATACATGTCATGTGGTGAATATGGGCCTACTACTGGTAGGCCTCATTACCATATGTTACTATTCAATGCACATAAAAAAACCATTAAAGAAATAGAAAAATGCTGGAAAATTGGATTTGTAGTTATCGGAGATGTAGAACCAAAATCTATTCACTATGTTACAGATTACATTCAAAAGGAACGGTGGAAACGGGTTCCGCCTCAATCCAAAGAATTCAATACATTCTCACAAGGCTTTGGGAGCCAATACATATCAGACTATCAGGACTATCACGAAAGAACAAAAACACATCTGATGAAGACTCCCTCAAAAAAGGAGAGGCCACTGTTAAAATACTACGAGACCAAATTATACTCTGGCGATGCCTTAGAGCAATCGAAGAAGAAAAGAATAGAAATGTTCCAGAAGCTCGTAGACGAGCGTACCAAAGAAGCCTTAGAAAAAGAACCTTTAGACCCAATAGGCTATCTTAAAAAAGAAAACAAGAAAAAAATCAAAAGACTTGACGAACAAGTCGAAAACCGTAAAAAACGAATAATATGAGTATTTTTAGCAATGTATCAGGACCAAGAACAAGAAAGTCAAAATTTGACTTAACACACGAAAAAAAGATGTCAATCCGGATGGGCGGTCTCTATCCAATGGCTCTGCAAGAAATTTTGCCCGGCGATAAATTCCGCGGAACTTCGGAAATATTTCTCAGGTTCGCCCCCATGATCGCTCCGGTAATGCATAGAGTCAACGCCTATGTTCACTATTTTTTCGTTCCTAACAGATTAGTATGGAACCAATGGGAAGACTTCATTACAGGTGGCAAAGACGGTACTTTAGCACCTGAAACGCCAAGAATCATGATAAACGAAGATAACAAAGCGAGATTCGCACAAAATTGGCTATCCGATTATCTAGGAATACCCCCTACATCAGACTTTCCCGGAACAATAACACAACCATTACACGTATCAGCAATGCCCTTCAGAGCATATCAGCTTATATTCAACGAATACTATCGTGACCAAAATTTAAACGACGGTGTTGAATTTTCACTAGATGGTGGTGAAATTACAGACGTTGCAGACGTTCAAGCGCTTACAGGAACAAGGTTCCGAGCATGGGAAAAAGATTACTTCACCAGCGCCCTTCCATGGGCACAAAGAGGTGCCGACATATCAATTCCACAAACACCAAATACTCAAGCAATCGCTTACGATGCGCTTAACTTACAAAACCCGGTTGATGGTACTCAATTCGATAATGTCGAAATTAATGGAACATCCGGTGGAATGTCTGCAAAAGACTCATCCGGAACAGGATTCAAAAACATATCAATAGATCCCGGATCAGGAATACAAATCGAAGATCTAAGACGATCAGCCAGGTTACAAGAATGGCTCGAAAGACAAGCACGTGGCGGAGCCAGGTACATCGAAACAATACTGTCACACTTTGGACAAAGATCATCAGACGCAAGACTTCAAAGACCCGAATACCTAGGTGGAGGTAAAACCCCTGTAACAATTTCAGAAGTACTAAATACCACAGGAACAACAACAGCAC